CCATAATCTATAGACCACGCGTTTCTGTTTTCTATGAAAGCATTCCGGCTAAAGGTGTTTGTCTTCTTGTCTGAGTGAGTTTGTCGCAATGAGACTTTCATGACCACATCCATTCTGCGTAAAATACTGGCAGGTTCGGATGAATACAACTTAGCATGCATATCCTCAATATTCGTAGTAATTATAACTAACTGCGCAGCTTTGGGTACATTGCCCTTATCTGCTAAATCAGCTTTCACTGCTAATTTGGGGATGTTGTTTACCAAGTCGATAATCATTTGAGTCGGTGATTTTCCGTCGTTCCGATCAGGGTTGACATTGCCTAGATCGTCTAAAACGACAACGGTGGTGTGGTGAGTGAACTCTGTATCAAACTTATCCGCTTCATTAATGTATACCACATTATGATCTTCATACGGAATATTATTAGCGTCGCACACTTGTTTTTTGACAGCCTCTATAAGCGTGCTCTTAGCTACACCTGAAGGACCAAAGATTTGCACGCAAAAAGGTCTTTCGCGCATTATGGTGGTCTTCTGGCAGCGTATTAAAGCCGCTTCTAAACCAAGCAAATTTGAAAGCTTCTGATTGAGTCCATTTTTAACGTACTCATTCGACTCATTGTTCCTCAGAGCCCTGACTCTAGTAATTAATGTTACTATCCTATAAGCCAGATCGGCCGTATTGCTAATGCCTTTTACCCGATTATCTGATAACTCATGCAATTTGTTCGCATCAAGTAGGGGTAAGGCTGTCATCAAAACATTATATTCATCTGTTAGTTCGTCCACCTCTTTGTGATCTGTAAAAAGATCCTTCCAATTGCCGGTGGTGATGAATTCAGTCACTTTTTCTGCTGTAAAAAGCAGAACTTCCATAAAAGCCTCGTAAATAGTTCGAGACTCACGTACTTTGGGTTCCAACTTCCTTGAAAAGAAAGACGAAATTGGCGCCAATTGTGCTGGCAGTTCTTTCAATAAACCAGTTGTGGTCAAAATCGTCAAAAATGTAGTAACGTTCTTAAACATTCTTGAATTGACAATTTTAGACCAGTTGGATAAACCTAATCGTAAAACGACCATAAATTCCTTAAAGGCTCTAATTACAAATGGATCATTATCGATCTTTTCCTTAGTTTGTTCATCCCATTCACCAGCTTGCTCTTTGAAAGACTCATCATGATCTCCCAATATACTTTTTACCCAACTAAAAATAACAGGGGTGAAAGCTCGGGGATGATGTGTCCTTACGTATAACAGCAAGGATGCTGCAAACTGCGTGACTGAAGTGGACTGACTCAAGCTAGTAGCGAGCAATATTAAATCTTCTGCTCTAGCCACAAGTGAATCAGAGACACTATTATTGACCTTTTGGTATTTGGCGCGACCAACTATATCTGTGATTGTTTGCATTGTATCCACAGTATTCCTACATTGGTCGAAGAACCCCACTTGTTCTTTAAAAATTACTATGCGCTTCACAATTTTGTGGCGCAATCGTCGTATGGTGCGTTTAATATTACGCAACCTGGGGTTCAATTTATAATTTTGTCCTGGAGTCCATTGAATGGATCCAACACAATAGGTTTGGGCCGCTACTAACACTGCGCGCGCTTGTAAGGCAATTAGGCGCGGGTGTTGTAGCGGACCGGAAAAGGTATTACCAAGTGGTAAGGGACCGGATTGTTCGTATAAGTCCTGATCAATCATTTGTTTCTCTCGAATACGCAAATAGCGTTGTTGCAACCGCAATTTTTCTTTGCGGGCTTTATCAGAAACATATTGCTTGCGGCGATGCCGCGGAAGCAAAGGTTGTTGCTTAGGGGTTGCTGTCGATACAGCGGCTACTTCACGTGAAAAGAGGCTCATTGATTCTTTTTATCGTATCTCTGAGCCTCATTTGCACGTGGAGTAGCCTGCAGTTTTGGATTTGGAGTGATTGCCACACTCTGAAAACTTCAAGCTACGCCCCGGATTAAGACATCCAATTACTGACCTCGATCCCACCTCACGGTGGGGGAGGCGCCCATTGGAGCTCGCGGCAAGTGTTACGTCGGCTTCGAATCTTGTGGAGATCCTATCCGAACGCTTACACAAACGACAAAGGTTGTTATATCCCTTACTCAGGGCAACTTAGTGAGATTGAGCTCAAAAACTCAAACACTAGACCCACACACAATCCCTTTAACCATACTTACTGATTAGGAAAAGTTAGTGTCTTTGTCTCTGTATCCATACATATTTGTTTATGAACTTTTTAATGCTATGTTCAAAGGATACATTCATGACTTCATCATAGCGGCTGATGAAGCTACCATACCGGTAGTCCCGTTGGTCTATCCGATTAACTTCTAATTCCGGAATCATCAACGGTGATCGCGGATGCTTGGGCACTCGTCCCGCACATCGGAAATCACCTCCGATCGTCTAAAAGAGGTCTCTCTTCTCGTCCAGGTTTCCATCCCTGTACTTTTGAACCTCAGGTCCTTGCAAATGAGGACTTTTTGTCTCGAACATATTGTCTGGCTTTATCCCTACGCTTCGAGATACGCGGGTGCCTATATTGTTGCTTTCGGGCAACGATCCTAGCTCTGGTCGGGTTGTCTGAGCAGTACTTTCCAGTAGATCTTCATGGTTTCCCGTTAAACCTCCTTGAATAGCCTATGGTGTTAGGTTCACTTAGTACTATCCCGCACTTTCCACATCCTCCTACCTTATCCTCTCAATAGCAGAGAGGCACCTATCCCTTCTTTCTAGGGTCGGACAACTGTCTAAAACAGTTTCCTGGTGAATTTTGTTGCCTCCACGAATGACTACCGTTCGTGGTACATGCTGGCTAAACATGCAGCTTATAGTCTCTTAGGCCATGGTTTCAATAGAACCACAGTGTTTCCTACTGTGTTCGTTACCATCGTTTCGAAGTATTATAGAACTTGTGGTGATCTTTTTTGGAAAAGATCATAACCTCTTTAAAAAATGCTAGCGTCAACAATCAGACGCCACTGTCTCTTCTTTATCTTACTTTTGAGTTTGTCACTACCTTACTTGCTTTCGCTTCCTGGTAAGGTGACTCCTTCAATTTATGACTGAAGAATTGACTGTAGCGCAAAATATGCTATACATAGTCAACATAAGCTCCCGGAGCCATCCGGG